AATCATTTTTACCCAAGTGTAACCGTCTACTGATTTCTCAATTTCGTAATACTCAGCACCTGCCACTGGATCCCATGTCAATATGACTTCATGCCAAGTTGCTCCAAAGAAAACTCCTGTGGGAAAGAATGCTGCAGAGAAATTCTCAGGAGCACTTAATACACCGTTAGGAATATCTTCTGCAATTGCAAGCTCCCCTGACCATGTAGTCCAATCACCACGTCTGCCTGCGCTTTTTGCTGCAACTCTGAGCCAGACTCTGCCATAACGCAACACCATCGTTTTGCTTGTGCCTGTCACTGCTGTATCAATTGTTTCAAATATAGTACCGTCACGTGAAGCCTCTACGATATAATTTGTAGCAGCGGGGACGGCATCCCATGAAAGCGTTACATTCAAAGAAAATATATCATTTCCAGTCGTACTCACTACAACATTTGATGGGCGCGGCATTGGCACAATTGCAACAACATCTGACTCAATACCAGAACTCATCAGCACACCGTCTATGGTGTTTATGCGAAACACTACGCCTTCGTGTTCTACAGGGTATGAGACTGAAGTTTCAGTAGTATCTTCTACTACCAAAAATGTACCGTCACTTTGATCGGGATCAGTATATTTCATCGAAACTCTGTAACCAGAAGCACCGACAACAGCAGGCCATGAGACATACACCTGACTGCCTCTCAGATACATTTCACTGGGCTGATGCTGTACTACGATTTCTGTTATTGGGGTTACTGTACCACTTTCAGAGTATGTTGCAAAGCTTGTTCTTGAAGGGATTACCAAGTTCGATCTTTTGATTTCTGCCCAAGGTGATATGCCTACTTCGCTACGACCTCTCACTCGATAAGCTCGCAAAGGATGCATTGTATCCAGTGAAAAAGTGCTCGTTTGAAGGTTAGCTGCCACTACTTCCCACTCAGTATTGTCTAAGAAAGACATCTGCAGTTCGTAGTCAATCGCCCCTGTCACTAAAAACCAAGAAAGTATTGTACGGTAACCTCCTGTAAAAGAACCTCCTTGTATTGTCACTGCCGAGAATGGCTCAGGCGAGCGAAGTTGACCATCATCAGGCACAGTACCTCCTGCGCCAGGTATAGTAGACCATTCATTTGCGCTATACGATCTTATCAAAGCTCCTTGCAAGTAATATGCAGAAGCAGGCTGACCTCCATACTGAGGGTCATCGATATCCATTTTGTAAAATTCAGTGGCATAAGTGAGTTCATCAAAAACAGCATCCCATCCGCGATAGATTGCAGAGGCGTTATTTAAAAGACCTCCGCCTTTCTTATTCACAAACAGTCTGCAAAACCTCAGAAACTTTTCGTCTGTGTAAGGTTCTTGGTCAATGTCTGCGGTGACTATAAACGACACTTCTGAGCAACCTAATACAGTCTGTATAGCAAGGATAGCATTCTTTTTACCGTAACTGCTGGGAAGCTTGTTGAAATTTTGATTGGGGTTTTCAGGGTCAAATACGTAGAATTCATTTCCACTCCCACTGCCACCTTGATTGCCTATATTAAAGTCTCCAAACAAATTTGTGCCTGACAATTCTCCGAAAGCCTGTTCGGTTGCATTGGGTTGAGTTCCCAAAAAGTTTCTGTCTAAATGGAAATGTACAGGAATAGAATCAACACGTGTCTCTCCATAAATTTCGGGAACAGGTAAGTTAGAATTTGTAACTCGAATGTTTCGTATAGCAGCCTGCCGCTTAGCATCTTCTGCTTGTCTTCTGGCAGCTTGTTTGGCTTTTGCTCTTTGATCAACTTGGTATATGGTAGAAGCCATGAACAAGATAATCGTGAGTGGATTTACTGGACCGCCCATGGCGTTCTCCTTAGTCGCTGTCTGAATCGCCCCACTTGAGAGTACGCTCGTCACTAGTATCATGAGAGTATTCAAATGCGGTGTCTTTAGGGTTTATTCTTCGTTGGCTTGCATCACTTGTTGTACGATTTGTTACTTGCAACAATTTAGACAAAGGGCCAGTACATTTAAGACTTACAATAGACGCATCATCTTCAATACGCCAACCTGCGCTGCTGATGCGACCCCTGTAAATAACTAATCTGCTTGAGGTCATTTTTGCCTCAGGCATTGACAGGAAGCCCATTGTCACCAATACAGGGACACCTACGCTTTCTGTGTTGAGAATCTTTTTAAGGCTGCCTTCTGCATCTTCGAACACTATATCAAAGATATCTCTGGAAACTTCAGCCAGTGCATTTGGAGGAGATACTGAGACCAGTCCTGCTGTATTCAGGTAAGTCTCTGCACCTTGTCCGCTTTCGTGAATTACATGTGTGCTGTGATCTGTTGCCAGCAATGGTGTATCGAAACCCAAGCGCACCATCACGAAAGGTGCCATATTACCTTTGGAAATCAATTCAATAACTTCTTGAGTCGTTTCAAGCATTTAGTTTCAATCCTATATAAAATAGAAGGGGAAGAGGAGTTCAGGTAAAACATCTGCCTGAACCCCAATCGCGTTACATATTTGTGAGTGACAGTATTGCTGCAGAGTATATTGCAAAATACAATAGGGTACTCTTCTTCTTCTGCCATCTCCAAGATTACATCGAGGAAATCTCTGAAAACGCTTGCTGACCATTTGCGATAAATATTGTGCACCATGATCTTGCCATTAGTGCACTCCAAAGTTACGCTGAAGTCATCGTTCTCATACGTCCTCAACAATTTTGAGTGTTGCATTTTGCATGATACCGTCTGTGTATTGAAAGCTGGAACTGTCTGCTTCATTGAATACCTTGGCCACTACGTCAAAGAAATTGACTGGAGTGTTTGCAGGAACTCGCTGACGCAACGAAGGGAACACCCTCATCTCTGCAGAACCGTTTTCAGCTAATGTGTCAAAACTTTCGGTTACTGCATACAACTTATGGTGATTGCCAAACGTTATAAAACGTCCAGCAGGATAACTTCTTGCCAAAAAGTGACTAATATTAATCGAAGAATCTCCGACTTCACCTTCGTCACTAACTGTCGGTGCTCCAATATTGCCGTAAATATCATTTTTGACGAAACCTATTTCTGTCCCAAGATGCTGCGGGACTGGAATGTCAAACGAAGTGTGTAACCCCGTTCGCATCCAATGTCCCATCAGATCTGAGAAAAGTTTACTTTTGCCTGCATCTTTGAGAGTGATAAGTAACTCCCAACGCTGAGCATCTTTGTAAATAACTTTCCTCTTCAAATTCAGCGACTCGTTCATCAAGTAAGATTCGTTGCTTGTGATACTGATGGGGGTTACATACGGATACCCCATAAACTTATAAATCATGACATCAACCTTTTCTCTCTGAAGTTGGAATAAACAATGCTGGAAATCTCACCACCTAGTTTAATGATTTCTTGCTTAGTCTGCCTAGACAAGTCGCCTGTGAGATTGAACTCATTTGTGACATGTATTGGTTGCGCACTCTTGGCAGGTTTGGAGTCAAGTACTGGTGCAGCTGCTGGCGTAAATGCCATTAACTTGCTTGTACCTACCATCCCACCTTTGGCATACTTCTTGGCATTTCCGAAGTTGATATTATGCAGTAACTCGCGGTTAGCTTTAGTAGCCTTTGCATTTACTACATACTCTCCGTCAGATAACCATGTGGGTATGCTGTCTGATGTGCCTGTTCCTGGACCTGTGATTAAACCGCCTGTGGCTGCTGCTAATACTGGTGCTGCCGGAGCACCCAAGCCAAATACTGAGACTGCAGTTGTTGCCAAGCCCAACAATGCACCGATAGTGTCACCGTTTCGAGCAGCTGCAAAAGAACCTGCAAGACCGCCTATTGCCAAGACTATCTGCCCAGTTCCCATGTTGAAGATGTCACCCATTCCTTTGAAGCCTTCTGCAGTGACAGCAGTGTTTTGCAACAACGGTTTGGAGAATGCTCCTCCAAGGTCTGCTGTGTCACCGCCTGCTACATTGGCTTTGAAATCTTCACTAACTAATGCAGGAACTTCTGGACTACCATACGAGTTAATATCAAACGCAGGTAATGGTGCAGAAAATTCACTGAACTCACGTTCACCTAAGCTGGCGGATAACCCCATTGGAACGTCTAGACCGTTTGCCTGCAAGAACCCTTTCAATGCATTGACAAATTCAAGTGTCTGTAACTGTAACGCGCTTTGCAAAGCAGCGGTCTGAGTCACAAGACCTGCATTGAGATTGGCAGTGGGTCCAGACAAGTCAGGTAGTTTTTCTTCCGCTTCTTTTCCAAAGAAAGAACCGTCTGCAAATACGCTGCTGCCAATACCCTGCAACAACTTCATCACAGCACCTTCTTCACCTATCAAGTTGTCAGTAAAACCTTCGATGAAAGTATTTATGATACTTCGAGTAAAATTATCAATCATGGATTTCAGGAAATCTTCAAAAGAACTTTCACCTGTAAACACATCAGACAAGCCGCTGGTGAAGTTGTCTTTGACACCCGTTGCAAAAGAAATACCTGCCTCTTTTACCTTGACGAGTAACTCAAACTCTCGTGCCAGTGCTGCTTGCAAATCATCTGTGAGTTTCATTGCAGTCAGTTTAGCAGTACCTTGCAGTTTATTAGTATCTACAGCCAAGAAAGTCTTTTCCATGGCATCAATTGACGTATATAAAGATTGCTGAATATTCTCAGGCAAACGTCTAAAGACATCTCTATCAAATCCTTCTACACCAACTCTTGCCAAGCCTGCATTGAGCTTTTCAAACGTTTCACCATACTTCAAAAATACTGCAAACAGTTCGGACTCATTAGCTTTTCGTTTGAACTCATTTACAACAAGTGCGGCAGACTCTTTATCAGCGTCTCCTGCATCTTCTGATTCAAGTATTCGCAAAGCAGCAGCATACTCTTGAGCTTGTTTGAAAGCGTTCTTGCGGAACTCTTCAGGCACATTAAGTAAGTCTTGCATACTGGCATTCAATGAAGGGAACGCAGTTTGCATGCTTTGTAATACTTCTGAAAACTTGCCCACCGAACCTCCGCTGTCTATGAACTTAGTTTCTTCAATGGTCTTTTTAGCGTTTTTGACAAAGTCTTCCAGCCCTTTTTCCATCTTGGCAATTTGCCCTTTCAGCGAAACTTTATTAGCAGTATCCGCAGGTTCTTTGTTATAACTTTTGGTGAGATCTGCCAAGTCAGCGACTCTTCTCTTGTAGTCTTCAAAGAAACCTTCTGTAGAAAAATCTCGTAAAAGACTGAGACTCAGAGGTTCCATGGCCCCATTAATTGTCTTCTTCAAGACAGTCGCAATAGAGGTTTGCCATTCTTGCAAAGTGGCAGGTTCGATACCTTCAATCGAAAATACACTGGGTGATTTAAAGATGTCGAATACTGAGCTGCCATACCTTGACAATATCTCTTTGACTGCTTCAAAACCATCAGCTGAATTCCTGAATATACTGCGGAACTCTTCAATTTTTTCTTGAGTCATGCCGACCCAACCTTCTATACCTTTTCCAGCAGCATCTAAGTTACTGCGGGTGCTGGCAATACCTGCGCGTTCATCCAAGCCTGTATTCAATTGCAAAAGAGCTTCTTCGAGACGACTTTGAAGCAAAATTAACTGCTCATTAATAAGTCTCTTATCTTCTTTACTGGTTTCAGGTTTCAGAAAATTTGCCGACAACTGGTCGATTCTTTGACGAGTATCATCGATCTGGCGTATTATGCCTTTCATCGGGAAGAACTTTTCGCTTCCCTTTTCTTCTGCTGTAAGCTTGGAGACATCGCCTTCTTTCAACTCACTCTTGACAGGAGCTTTTGCAATGACGGTGTTCTTGGTAATTTCTTCGCTAACTGCACCTACTATTTTAGTAATAGGCTCTTTGATAGCATTACCTAGATTGTCGCCAAAACTCTTAGCAAGGTCTTTACCTGCCCCTAAAATGTCTGCCTTGGGAAGCTCGACCTTGGTAGGAGCGCCATCTGCCCACACTCTGCCTGCTTGTGCCTGTCCAGAATTTGCCAAAATTTCATCCAGAACATACCCGTATGAGGCGTTTGTAAACATCCCTGACTCAGGCATCAGTTCAGATTGAACTCCCACAGAACGCGACTGTATCACACTTTGTGTAAGCGCTTTCCAATCTTCTGGAGAAGCTTTTGAAACAAGTTCTGAACCTGTTATGGAGTCAACCAGTTTACGGATTTTCATCCAAACTGATACACTGGCATTGAGCGCTGCACCAGATGCATTGTTTGTACCCTTCAAAGGTTCAGGTAAGAATATCTTAAGCTTATCTCTGAGAGCATCAAACATGGCAATTATTACAGACATTCCTGTCACAAACCCACGTATACTTGATGCCAGAACTTCACGGACAGTTGTTAACCAGCCTTGCCATGTACTCAAGTCAGCTGCGACTATTGCATCCCAACTGGCGACCATGCGTATAGCTGCTTCGTCACTAACTCTGTTGACAGTCTCCATGGGTGTTTCCACACCTTTCCCAAACTCATCCCAGCCGAACTGTCTCGGTGCGTCCTTCGCATCACTTACGATATTCGGAAACAAACCTACCAACAGAGCTGCTAATACCCCCAAGCCAAGCACAACTTTCAAACCCAAGCCTGTAACAATCATTGCTCCAAGTTTAAATAAGTTTCCTGCAACAAAGCTGAACAGTTTTTCTACAGCAACACTGAGAAGACTTATGGAACTCACAGCCGCAACTATTTGCACAATTATATTATCACTGAATTTGGAGAATACTCCTGACAATGCCAGACCCGTACCTACTGCTCCACCAATAACACTACCTGCACGACCTGCTGAGTTTGTAAACCCTGCTTGTCTTGTAGCCAGTCTCTGCGCTTGCATTGCGTCTCTTCTTTCTAGAACTCTTACTCTACGATTTGCTGCTGCAAGTCTATCGTTACTATTGGCAACTGATTTACTTGCAAGAGTTTGTGAATCCAAAGCAGACTTCAACCGAGTCATGGCTGCGATATTCTTTTTACCATACTTGTCAAAATTACCATCTACAGCATTCTTTTTAACATTTACAGCACTATCAGTGACACCGTTGATGTTCATTGCCAACATCTGTGCAGTGACTCTATTGGCCGAAGCATTTAAAGTATTTGTCAAAGCTTTCGCTTGTGTCTTAGCTTGTTTTTCCATCAAGCTGGCTTGCAGTCGGGCATCTTGTACACTACCACCAGCAGAAATTCCCGCTATGTTTTTCAGCTTTTTGGACAAATTACTGAGACCTGTTGCGCTGAGATCAATTCCTTTGGTAAATCTTCCCAAACGTTCTGTCAGTGAAGGACTGCTGAACAGCTTGAAATAAGCTAATGCGCCTATAATGCTCAGGCCAAAATCTTGTATTGCCCACAGCCCAAATTGCAACATGTCATTTACTTTACCGAAAACTTTTCTGAAAGCAGAAGAACTGTCTTGTAAGCTGTTATTCAAACTTTCCAATCTTTCTGCAGCAGCTTTTGCAACATTTCCCAAAGTCTCAAATGGGTTAAACTCACCCAGACCTTGCAATACATCATCAAAAGATAGCTCAGATAGTGCAGTAAATATTTTGGCAGGCAGTATTATCAATGCTGCAAAACCTGATGTCAAGGCTGTTATTCCCTTCATCAAATTGCTGCCTGGATATACTGACAAAGCCAGCCAATTGAATGCTGTTGTCAAACCTACTATTACTGCACCTATGATAAGTAAAGGTTTCAAGAAGATTGCACTTGCGCCCACTACAATTGCCAGTAATGAACGACTAATTAGTGAAAATGCAACTCCGCCTACAGTTGCCAAAGCGCTGGGTAACGCTACAAGTAAACCTGTTTTTAACACAAAGCTGAAAGTAGTTAATGCCTTACCTGCAGTCTCTGTTGCTCCGAGAATATTATCGACTGCTTTGCCAAAACCTTCTGTCTGAGTCAAGTAAAGACCTGCGCCAATTCCCAAGATACTACCTATTCCACTGGCAGCTCCGAAGAAATTGTTGCGACGTTCTTCTCTGTTGGTATTCAAACGAAAGTCTTCTGACTCTGCCAAGCTCAAACGTCTGCTGAGTTTCACAGAAGATTTTTGCAGGTTGACTAAGTCACCGTTACTCTTTGCGATGCGTTGGTTGTAGCTTATCAGTTGATCAAACTGTTTGGAATTTCCTGCCAAAGTACCTTGACGAGTTGCTTTCTCCAATGCTGCAGGTGTGATGTTGATACCTGCTTTGCGATTAGTTGAGACCAGTGAATTGGTCAAAGACTCACGATTTGTCAATAACTTCTGACGAGTTGCTTCAAGATCTTTTATACTGCGATTGTTACCGCTCTCTAAGTCACGGATGTTCAATAAAGCACTGTCATTGCCTTTTCTTTGAATCCCTTCCGAAAAACCTTTGATCAAATCAAAAGGAGCTTTTGCAACACCTCCCAACAATCTTGTAAAGCTTTCTCTTATCGGTTGAAAGGCAAGACCTATTCTGGCTGCCAATAGTATACCCAGTTCAAGAGGCATTGTTGTAAAGAAACCTGCAAACAAAGACAGCACTGTGGAAAATGCTCTACCCAATACTGTAGTCAAGCTTTGTGCCACACCGTCATCAATGAATGCTGCTGCAATGGTTAATGCCAAGATTTTCTTGAACAGTACCAAAGCTCCTCCGCCAACTGTTTTAAAGCTCAATCCCAGCGTAATTGCTGCACCAAATGCTGCCAATACTGCTTTAGACAACCCATCTTGAAATTCTTTGGGAATTGCCATAAACTGCTCATACAAGAAAGGGCGATACTCATTGAAACGCTGTTGCCCTACGCCTCCAAAAGAACCTTCTTGCATTCCCGCATAATCTAATTGTTTACCATTTATGCTGTCTACACTTGTCAGAGTTTTGTTGATATCAGACACCCCAAAGAACTGAGTCCATCTACGACCTTGTTCTGAAGTGAGAGCATCGCCTAATGCTTCAACAAGTCCTTCTTTAAAACCTTCTGCAATACCTAGGTAAAGGTCTTTGAAACCCTGCACGATATTCTTCAAAGAGAACGTCTGAAAGAGTGTCACAAAGTAACCGAAGACTATGCCGAGACCGCTAGTAAATGCACCTACAAAAGCGCTACCACCTGATGATGAAAATAGGCTGGAAATTGACTTACCTACTGTCTCACCAAAGCTGCCTATTTCAGACAACGCTGTTCCAATTTGCTGAAAAGTTTCTTGGAACCCATCACCTACTTTTTTCAAAGCAGTGTCAAAACCATCAGTGTTGAAGTTTGTATTAAAAAGACTGTCGAACAAACTTTTTACAGCAGTGATAGTGTCGCCACTGGCTTCCATCAGACCATCTAATGCAAATCCGCTGCTCATGCTTGGACTAAACAAGTCTCCAAAACTACTGGCAAGTTCACTAATTTGCACTTGCAGACGTGTGATTGTGGTGACATCAAACAAAGGATCCAGTGAAAGGTCGAAAGAACCGAACAGTCCAAATATTCCTTTGAAAGACTTAACTACCGCATCAAATGTACCTGACATTGCACTTACGAACTTTTCTGATTTGGAATCATTAAAAAGTTTGTCAAAGAAATCAGGCAACTCTTCTGCAGCTTCTTTACCAGCACTGACTATATTATCTAAACCGTCAAGAACATCTGCTGTCTTGATATTCAATTCTAGCGGAGTCCCAAGAATGTTACTCGCTTTCTGCTTAAATTCTGCAATCTTTTCGTCTGTAAATCCAAATGCTTCTGAACCAGTTGAGAACGTAGCTTTTGCCAAATCTTTCAAAAGACCTAACTGTACATTTTTAACTTGACGCAAAGCCCTGTCAGAGTTGTCTACGAACCCATCGACAATGATACCGAAGTCTCTTACAAGCTGCAAACCTGTACCTGTAGTTACGATTGTGGCTTCCACAGTATTGTTTGCAAATTCTGACTCCGCAGAGTTTCTTACTTGAGCAATCTTGGCTTTCAAGTCTGATGCAGACAACATTTTGTCAAGAAGAGTATCCCCTTGAGTGTTGCTGTAAATGTCTTTGATAATATCCAGTGAACTTATCTTGACACTGTCTAATGTACCCAATGCCTTTTGACGTTCAGCAATCAACTTTGAATTGGTTGAAGTCCACAACTTGACGAACTCTCCAATATCTTTGCGATTCACATCTATGTTGAAAGAACTGAATATGTTGGCGCTGTCACCACTGTAATTTCCCAACAAAGCCATGTTGGATACAATACCGTCCAAACGTCTGGCGGCTTCTTCTCCAAAGAAGTTTTCAACACTCTGAACTTCGGTTACGCCACGTTTGTATTGCATAATTGCAGCACCAAACTTCAAACTGTTACCTACAAGACTGTCTGCCAATCTATTGGCAATGTCTGTAGATGTCAATTTCGTCAGGTCACTGGTCATGCCCAGCACTTCATTGGTAAGTGAGAAAATATCTTTCAGCCGAGAAGCACCGTCTGCAGCACCGTCAAAACTTGCATTACCAGCAACTTTCTCCAACAGTTCACTGTAAACGCGGACTTCATCAATCGTGCCTTGCAAGCTTCCAAAACTGAGATTATTATCTGCCGCAATTAACTTGAGAGCATCAATGACTGAGCCTACACTGGCTGCTGCTGACTTAGAACCGTTTTCAATATCTTTGAATAGTGAAATGACCACTTCATTTGTTAACAAGTTTTGTGAACCTGCCAAGTCAGCAATTTTGCCTTTGAGAATTGCAACAGACTCTGTCAGAGTGGAGCCGAAATTCTGAACAAGGTTGCCGCCGAAAGTTTCCGCACTCTTCTCAATCTGATCAAAGCTGGATACCAGTTGAGCCGAATTTCGTTGAGCACTGTTTCGCACAGTTGCGTCTAAAGCTCTACTGCCACTCTCTACACCATAAGATGCAGTTTGGAAGCTGGCGACTTGAAACCTTGAGTAGTCTGTTGTTGCTGCTGACAGTAAGACTTGTATTGCTCTTGTGTCTGCATTTTTATCAAGAAGTAAGTTTTCCAACAGTTTAAAGACTTTAGAATCGCCTTCAAACATTTGACGCGCACGTTCCAACAGTTCTTCACTGCTGGCATTTTCAAAGAACGGTGCAAGCTGACCTACGCCACTTTGCAATCCTTCTGAGATAGTCCCGACATAGCTTTCTATCACTTCTGCAAAGTCTGAACTTTTGGCACGAATATCTTCGATACCTATCTTGTCTAAAAAGCTCTCAAATTGCTTTCTGACAAATGCTGCACCTTCTTCAACATTGGCAGTATCGCCGTTGAGAAGCTCTGCGTATGTGCTTGTTATGACATTGCGCAATTGTGCAGGGAATCTTTCCATTCCCAGTTCATCACCTATTCCACTGAAAAGGCCCAGTGCTGCAGGGTTACGGAAAGTTTTGAATAACTGATGACTGGAAAGTTTAGTCATCAATTCACTGAGAGTCTGAGCATCAGATATTGAGCTTATGAAAAAGCTTACATCTTTGCTACCCCCACCGAGTGAGTTAAGTTGAGCAAGAGTGTCAATAATACTTTCTGGACGAAAAGCTTTGAACAGCGCTTTACTGGTATCACCTACTCCTCCGATTGCTTTGCTCAAATTTGTCAAAGCAGCATCCATGTTATTGCGTTCTACATCATAGACGAATCTGTTGAAATTGTCACGCACTGATGTCAGCCCATCGACAACACCATTGAAGACTCCAAATTCCACACGTATGCCTGCGAAACTCAGTAAAGTATTTCGGATGTCTACAAACAGAAGTTTCATCTTAAATACGTTTAAGTCTATTTTGTAAGCAATCATGTCAGTAGACGCGGCAATACTGTCTGCCCAGTCTTTTATAATGCCTGGCAACCCACCTCTGTCTCCTGTGAAATTTTCGGAAATCTCTGAGAAGAGTATATTTATTGATGTGCCGAGATTTTTGAAAGCTCGTGAGAATGTAAAATTGATCTTCTCAAAACTTTCGTTTATCTTGTCACTTTGCTTGAGCATGCCATTGACTACACGTGAGTATGTCAACCGTCCCAGCTCAGCTTCTTTGCGTAAAGTTTCAAAAGGAATGCCCATACCTTCGGCAAGTTGTAATGCCAAGTATTGCGAGCCTTCAAGTACTGCTCGAAGTTCTTCACCTGCTAAACGGTTTGAACCCAAGCCTTGACCTAATTGAATAATTACACTATTTGCTTCTTGTGCGCTTGCACCTGATATTGCCAGTGACTTCGAAACATTCTGAGTGAATTTGGCAGTTTGACTTTGAGAAACGTTGAAACGCTTACCTGCCAGTGCTACTTTGGAATAAATGTTTGCAACACCATCCAACGGATTACCCGTTGCGAGTGCTATCTGACGAACATTTTTGAGTGATGTTTCAAAATCTTTGTTTGTGTCTGCTACTACTCGCAGACGGTTGTTAAGGTTGCTCACACTATCTGAGAGCTTTGTAAAGCCTACTATCGCTGCTGTAATTGCAATCGAAGACGCAATTGACGATATTAAGCCTTTGTAATTAGTTGTTAGATCCTTTACTGACGCACTCGCTTTGGTAGCTTCTTTAGAGACTTTCTTTAACTCTCCTGAAGACTTTGCGCCAGATAGACGATCCATACTTTGCGAAGTTTTTGCAGAAGAAGATGCCACGGTATCTAGACTTTTGTTCAGTCTGGAAAGATCGCGTAACGCCTGTGAAGAATCTGATTGAGTTCTTATTTGAATAGCCATTGCCTATCCTTTCTTCTCTACGATTAAACCTCTGACATCACCGTAACGTAATGCCGCTTTTTCTATAAACAATTCAGGTGCTTGCTTTGAAGAACCATTGTTCAAGTTTTCTATGTGATCAGCCGAATTGGAAATTATCGCCTCATCGTCTGATATGAAATCAATAGACCAACTTGCTTTTGCTTCACCTGTATCTACAGGGGTTGCTGCTTGTAAGTCTTTAAAAAGCGACAAAGCCGCCTTGTGAGTACCTTCCCGCCTGAGCGTATTGGAAGATGTTCTCAGAAACGTCTTTGCCGCATTTATACCTTTTATCTTCATACTCATATTACAATCCTTCTATTACAGCACCACCTTTTGCTTTCAACATGAGAGTATGGAAAGCACTGCCGAGTAACTTCTTGCCAGCGGCTTCGTCTCGCTTGCTGCCGAATATCGGCCCCAAAGAGGGAAACACGTCTTCTGGTTTGCTTTTCAACTCGCTGAAAGATCGCATAATATTGTATGTGCGAAAATCCTCACGCCAACCTATCGGGCGTTTTTCGAGATAAGCCAGCCATTCGATATATTCTTCAAAAGGCCAACTTCTCACTTCTCGAACAGATTTTCCGAGGAACCATGCCAACTCAAAAAGTTGAAGTTCCTCATCTGAAAGCGTTACTTTTTTCCCTGATCTAATCCAGAGTGCTTACTTACTGCACTTGAAAGTTTGATCAATTCGTCCATAGGAAAGTTTTTGATTTCTTCGTCTTCCAACTCTGCAAAGTCTGGACAGCCTTTCTTTATGATGGCAAACATAATATCCATCTCATTGAACGACTCTTCTTCTGCACGTTTGTTTAACTCTTGCAGAGACTCTACTTCGGAAATAGTCAATTTTGTCAAATTCACAGGTACGCCCATGAAGTCAAACTTCTTTACAACCTTTTTGTTATAAAGGTCGCGTTCTGATAATAAATTTCTAAGTGTATTTTCGCTCATTGTACTTACCTTACTTGAATTTTTCTGAATTAAGCTTTTGGAAATCATCTAACATTTTCCTTAAACCATGTAATAGTCCGAGAGTTTCGAAAATCTCTTTGGACTTTTCTTGATCACCTTCAAAATCTTTAATACGATCGAAGGTCTTGCGAATGCTGAAGTCAATATCTTTGCGACAGTGTTTTGCTGTCAATCTCAGAATATAACCTCGATTAAAGTTGTTCTTACTCATAATTGATTTACCATTGTAAATAAAGAGGAGCCGAAGCCCCTCCCAATTTTGACTTAGGTACCGGTAAAAGCACCGTAGAAATCAGATTGCACAGTGATGGTAACTGTTGCAGTGTTTGCATCAGTCAACTGTGGTGAAACCTGTAACGCTTCGATCTTACCTACCCAGTAATAACTAGTATTCTGCGTACCCATTGCGTCTGCTGCAAAAGCTGCAGGAGCAGAGTTAAGAAGAGTGAAACGGAAAACGTACTGTTTGCCATCACCTACTGACTTACCTAAGAGAGAGACTGAATCCCAATCTGCCGGTACGTAGTTGACTTGCAGCTCGATAGAAGGTGCGTCTGCTTGACCTTGAATTTGCTGTGATGTTGACTGACCGTAAACAGGTACGTTTACAACGTTAGGTGGTGTACCCATTGCTGGGAATTCACGTACATCTTTGATGCGAACGAATTCACCGCCAGCAGCAGTCATTATCTCAGTAGGTTCAAGTTCTGAGGCAAAGCATGCTTTTAAAAGCGCTTCAGAAGGGTTGTTAACTACTGCTGCTACATCTGCTGCGTCTAGGCATACAGATAAGTCTGAAAACATACCTGCGCCAATTGAATTAATATGTGCCATTGTTACATTACTCCGTTATAATTGAAAGAAATTTGGTATTTGACCTTAGTTAAACTCTCGTTAACAGAATCAGTAGTCAAAATGTCAAGGACGCTGTCCATAAACTGAGTGTTGCCTATTGTTCTGCCGTTTAAATAAGTGTCGAGAATGTCTGCGATCTGGTAAGTTCGAGAAGAACCTACTCCGGCTGGACTGAATATTTCTAAAATTAATATACCTGAAATCGATCTAATATTGTAGCCAGGCAAGCTGGGGAGAATGCTTATTCTAACAAACTCCGTCAAGTCTTCTGGTATCTTGTAATTGGCAGGAAAAGCAGGGAGATTTTCATTTCGCCACTCTTCTGCTGCAAATACTGAGAAGATATCATTTTCTAGATTTTCATAACGACTCATTGCACCGCCCCTTGTCTATGAACATCTACCAAAGTGATAAAATTGTCTGAAAAAACTTTTTCACCAACGCTCCAAAGAAAACCTTCTATTTCAACACTGTCATATGTCTTGATGTCACTTGCCTCAGCTGTTTGGAACAGGAGTTGTTGACTTCTGGAAGACACAGTGTCACCTTCAGATTCTATTTTGAGAACTATTGCTTGCAAAGTAACAGATGTTTTTGTTACATCTTTGGTAGTCTTTAAGCCGAAATTAAAACCCGCCTCTTCTCTGCCCACAAAAACAACATCAACCGCCAAGTCTTTCAGTTGTCTAAATGCACGTCGAAGATTACTGCCTATCAATTTCTTATAAGCCACTAGTTTGCTCTAAACCATGCGTTACTCTTCCCACCATTTATGCGAAGAGGTGCTATCAACGTTTTCACAAGAGGCGGTATCTTGGAAGCTGGTCGAATAGTTTTGAGTTCAATAGTACTTATTTTCAGCTCAGTTACGCTGCCCGAATCGTCTAATACACCATCATTCAAAAGAAGATGTAATGCAAGTTCAATTGTAGCAGTTACAATGCGCTGAGGTGCTCCCACACTTTCCATTTGAACCATCATACCAAGTCTTGTGTCAAAGTATGCGCCAGTTCTTGGAAAAGCCAAAGGTTGAGAAGAACTCACAACTACACCAGACCAGTCCAGACTGTCCAAAACCGAAGTAGCTGTTACCAGCGCTTGGTCTTTACGTTCATCTGAAGCTGTTACCCAGTCAGTAGCGTCAAGTCGATTCTCAAAGTAGGCTTCGGCATCGCCCAAACCTGCATAAGAGTTGACACTTTTGATTAACGCCATGAGTCTTCTCCTCGATTAGTTGTGGAATACTGGTAAAATACCTAGTGATAGTGCAGAAGAAGAGGTGCGCTTCCATACACCACGGTTCGTGTGAACACCACTTGAAGCAGTGTTGGAAGAAATCGCAGCGTGAATATTGTCATCAGACTTGCGTACAGAACCACAAAGAGCTGCTTGGTTGGTTGAAGTGTAATCTGCAACGAAAGCATTCTCAGAACCAGCCCAAGAGTAACCACGAGGATGATAAATACCGCCCCAACGAGACCAAATTTGAGTTGTACCACCACCTTGATAAGCAGCGCCTTTACGAGTAATTTCGGTAGGCAGAGGTACGTCAACTGCAACATTCTCAATAGAACCAGGCAATACGATAAACGAAGTCTTGCTGCCTACTATGTCTACACCGCCACCAGTATTGAAAGCAACTAGTTCAGCAGTAGTAAAACCTTGGTTTGCACGAGTCTGTAATAGACGGAACTTACCTTGGAAGAGAGTGTTAAAAGTGATGTTACCATCTACTACACGATCTTGGTCAACTAAGTTTGCAGAACGGAAAGAAGCATAAACTTCTGGCGAACAAATCAAGTAAGCGTACTCTGGCTCGTAATCTTTGTAAGCCATACCGAAAGCATTTAATAACGCTTCAGCACGAGCTGCGCCTTGTAAAGCAGCAGAAGCAGCAGAAACAATGTTACCACCTAAATCTACGTAGAAACCGTAAGCCATGTCAGCAGGGTCGTTTGCAAAGGTCTGTCCACCCAAGCCACCGTCATCAGTGCCGTAGAACAACTCAGTGGCAGCTACACCTTTAAGCGTTGCCAAAATTGAATTGTGCTCATCTTGTGCACGAGTTTCACCAAAGTCACGACCGATCTTTGCAAGACCGTCTACTTGAGTTACAACTTGCTTCATGTTGATTTTCTCAGCACCGTGTGTACGTACAGTTTTAATGTACTTATACATGCTTGTGCCGTAATCAGACAAAGCACCATCTGTAGAGTCTGTTAAGCTGGCAATGTTGATTGCTGCGTTAATCGGAGTGTTCCAACGTGCTTGACCGATAAATGTTTCGGTATCGGCTACGATATCTGGATTGGAACCTACGATACCTGTTGAGTTTAACTTCTTTGCAGAAGTGTAAGCTTCATCGCTGTAACCTGTTATTGCAGATTGTAAAACAACGTTACTTTGGGCGTCATCGCCTATGATTGAACCGTCAAAATTTTGAGACATTTGGATATTTCCTATCTGTTAAGTTTGCCTGTTGCCGCCATTTCCAGCACTTCTTTCTGCGTCATTTGAAACAGAGATTTGCCAGAACTTGGAGGCGGTGATGTGGGTGATGTAGGTAAATGACCTCCACCTGAGTTTGCCTTAGGTTTCAACAAGAACTCATTGTCTTCGCTGGACATAAAGTCGCCAATGATTTTCTCAACCTTATCACCGTTCTTTCCTTGCCAAGAACCTTGTTCGGTCTGGACGAGTTGAGCAGTAATTTCCGAGAATGCCATCTTTGATGCTTTATCTGAACGAAAATCGTAGCCATTGAGAACACTTTTAATTTCCAAATCTCTTGTCAATTCAATGTTTCTCTTTGCAAGAACTTCACTTTTAGCACGTTCTTGACTTAGTTCCAGTTCCAAAGCTTCTGCAACTTTACCTTCTGCCTTCAACTTTTCAGTCTGTTGCTCAGATAGTTTTTGCTTCAATTCTTCGGCTTCTTTTACTACAGTATCACGTTGGCTGTAAGCGTTGTCTACTTTGGCTTTAAGATCTTTCAACTGTTCGGCTACCGCTGCTGCTACTGCATCTTTGAACTCTTTGGTATCATTACCAAGGTTAGGAGCCTCTGGCGCTGGCGCTGGCGGTACATCGGTGTTGTCGTCTTGATTGTTATTTACATCAGTCATTCTATATTTTCTCCGGACACAGTCCACAGTTGAGGTACAACCTCTTGTTAAATTCCAATACCATACCAACCATAATCTTCTGTAAAGTCGGTACTGATTGATTCTAAGATATCTTCTTCGGTGAGGATATCTGCTAAGGTAACAACTTTGCCGTCAATCACAGATCTACCTGGCACAGGTATTAACCCAATATCGATTGCCTCATTTAAGTATTGATTGTACACACTTAAAGGCAAACCTCTAGCCTTCATTTCATTGAGAGTCATAAGAATGACGTTATTCTCAAGAAAGTCTGCATAGATTTTTCTCAAAGCTTTCATTGCGGTAGGCAACTCAGCAATGTTTGTCATGAAAGCATCATGTATAGTACTTGTTGGCACTTTGTTCTTACTGCCCCATAAATGGAAGCGGCGAACCATGACGCTATCGTTTGAATGGTTGAAGTTGACACCATACGCAGTACGGGCATCTATTACATCAGCAATGTCGTTTATCTTTCCTGAACGGTTGAAAAGAACGTCTAAGAAAGAAGCTTCTGTCTTTTGACTTACATTGATAATGTTAGTGATACGCTTGCCATCTTTGTCAAAGTAGTTGAGCTTTTCTTCAAACGTTTGTCTGAATACTTGTTCAATTACTTTCCCATCCATATTAACAGAAGGTACTGATGTCCAACTCTTTGGCAACTTGTTTGTTTCCAAAAATTCAAACTCTTTCAGTACAGGAACTTTGCCTATTTTCTTTCCGAAATCTAAGCTGAAACCTGCGAAACCTCTGCCAGTCTGTCTGTATTGCGGTGATTTGACACCATAAAGTAAGTCCATCAGAGGATGATCTTTCTCCAAGTATCTTTCCAGAATCTCTTTTGTAACAGGTTTAGTAGGGTCTAGCCCAAGAAAGTTTGCAACCTTCTCTGGTAACATTTGCCCTCTGTTGGCGTTTTTACCCAAAAAATTCATTTTTACTACAGATTTCCAATCAATTGTGGCAGCGCTGGGTTTGCTGTTTTTCAAAAAGTCTTCCGCAAGTCTTCCAAAGTAACGGGTAAATGACTTTAGTATCGGAGCTTGTGCAGCCGAATATTCAGACATTATTTTACCTATTTCCAGAAAGTCTTTTGGCGTCATTAATTGACTGTTGTCATACCCTGCTGTGATCTTATTGATCAGCCCTTTTGCTTCATCATCTATGAACCACAAGTGTTTGATAATACTGTCTTCAAATTTTCGTCCATTGTCCATCACATCTTTGACTTGCTTGCGCAGTGTCATCAGGTCTTGATAAGTCTCTGGTGAAAATTGTTTATACTTTGCTGCTCTGGCAGAAATCTGGTCAAGAACTTTGCTGCGATCCGTAGACGTAACAGTCAAAATATCTTTCTTGCCGAGTATCTTTGCCAAATTCTTTTCTATTTGCATTAAACCAGTCTTCTCGCCAGCACCGTATAACGATACCATGACCTTGTATTTAGCAGCTTTACGCAGGTCTTTCTCTGTGAGATTGAGTTCTGCATTCAACTTTTTGAAACGAGGGTCATTGAAAGTGTCTCTGGCAACAATGTCGTAAAGACGGTTTTTCTGCTCTGTCGGGACTACATTACTGTACTGAGCTAGTTGCTTGTTCTTGGTAGTCAAAGCAATTATCTGAGCACCTGACGAAGACGCATCCACTTCCATGGCAAACGTTGTTTTGTAGTTATCAAGCTTACGCAAATCACTGAAATCCCCGCCTAAGTAGTTGTCCAAGCGAGCATACTCAATTGCAAATCTGACAAATTTGTTCAACTCTTCACCTTCAATTTGTGCAACTAAAGGGTGTTGTAGAAATTTGCGAATGTCATTTGGCTTTCTTCGCAGTGCCATGTGACCTATCTCGATAAGTGCTTTGCGGTGCATCTCAGTGATTTTCTGTCTACCTGTGAAACTGAGGGCGTTGTACCTGCCTTCAAGTCTGTCAGATATCCCACCTAAGAAACCACCTACCTGATCGTTCAAAAGCCTGTAGCCGTTTTGTCCGAGAGTGCCCACCTCTGCTGTCGAAAGGAAGCCCCTATACGACTCCCCAGATTGCGGAGAAATCAGCCCACGCTCGTAGACTCGTCCTCTGTGGTCTACAAACGGCATGTTTCCAAACTGTGAGTTGGACTTCCGTAACCAGCGCATTGCAGTGAAACGTTCATACGTATCATCTCTTCCAGACATATACTGACGATACTCATTCAACTCGTCAAAATACTTAGAACGGCCTTTGTCGTCTTTAAACATCAACAATGCTTCTGAGAAGTCAAATGTGTCAGGGTCAATCGTATAACGTGTTTTCCCAGACCAGTTCAAAGCATCTACAAAGTCTTGGTCAATCAATTCCTCTGGAAAATCACTGTAAGAACTTGTTGACGTAATTGGTATGCCTGTGTTCTTGTAACCTCTTACACCGTCATCTATCCAATACTCTTTCGAGTTTCTGCGAATGACTAACTTATTGTGCTTCATAGGTACACGCATTCCAACATCAACTTGACGAGAAAGTCTTTCATAAACTTTTATGCGAGGGTCAGTAACTATGATGTTCTGTGAAAATGTGTCATAAAATTGACCAAAGAATTGCCCACTTATTGAAGAACGCATTCTTCTTTTCTGAACACCGAAAGTTTCCAATTTGAAAAAATCGTTGTTGGCATTGAGTAAATTCATGCCCAGACTGCGCCATTTATCTTTAGTACCGTTTAGATTGGCAAGCGTGTACAAATCTCTACCCAATGCTACTGCAAACTCATCTATGTCAGGGGATGCCGCCAATGAAAGACGATGTGCAAACTTTACATAAAATTTATTTAAAGCGTTAGGGTCAGTGATTCTTCTGCGCAAAGGAATAGGAATACTCAAGTCAAAAGCTTGCCTCAACTCTTTTGCCAATTTAGGCGCAACCGTCCTTTCCCAATTCAATTTTGCTTTGATATTTGAAATGAGATTGTCGTGCAATTCATCCAGTGAAGATATACCTAAAACAGGGTCAATGTAACCTTCCTGTTTGAGCTTTTTCAAAACACTGGAATTACTCCGCAAAGCTGTTTCCAAGTTATCTGACACATTTAATATGTCAAACTTTATCTGAGCATTCACTACTGCCTTGAAGTTGTTCCATGGTTCAGGATTCTTGCGATATCGCGTAAACAATATCCGTAAATTATCTGCCACAACTGCACGCTGGTTCACAGACATGGATGCTTCCAAACGATTGACGATATCACCTATTACAGCTTTGTCTGTGGGATTTAAGTCAGGAGAATCATCAAGAAGTCTCAGACTTGTTTCCAGCACCTTAGGCTCAGGTTGATACAAACGACTATCTACATAACGTCTGAGCACAGGACTGTAAACCAATTCTGACTCATTTGGTGGACGATTTAATACAGAACGTTTCTTTGCCTTCTTTGCTTGCATTGTGATTCCGCGATACCCCATCATGGACAGATTACCGTCAAGTTCATTTGCTTGCAAAATATAGTATTGCACAATTGATTTCTTCATAGCTTCGGTAATATCTTCCGGAACACTGATTGCCAAAGATAAGTCGTCTAGCTTTTGCTTTGCTGTTGCGAATTTTGCTGTTTGACCTGGTGGCGTATATTCGTCAGTCAACCTTCTTAAACTTTGCAGAGTGAGAGGGTTGCCAGCGATATCGCCAAACTTGGACAACGGCAGTTTATTTCTTTGAAAAAGATTTACTTTACCATCACTGCCGAGATGTTTCAACTGCGTTTCGTAAGACTGTCTCAGCAACCATTCACTGTAATTTTCTTTCAAAGGTGTTTTGCCGTCATAGAAAGCAATTTGTTGAGGTGAAAGTTTTGCCAAGTTTCTTTGACGCACTTGATTGAGATTGTCAAGATTTTTGATGTCTTTCCACGATTTGAAAACAGGCGTGGTTGTACTTCGACAGAAATAGTGCGCAGGCGGTAACATGTCAACGTTGTCAACATCAAATACTTGCCCATCTCTGTGTGAACAGACTGGGGTGGTGCTCGCATCGAGAACTGCAACATACTGCCACCCTGTCAACGCGTTTTCGTTTGCCTTGTAGATTGCCTGATCCGCCTGCGAATACACGCTGGTGATTGCAGTAGTGACCAAGGTTCGTGACTGGTTGCGGGTAATTCTGTGCACGTTTCCTTTGCGAACCGACAACGCCAGTTCTTCTGGTGATAAGCCTTTTGCCAACCCCTGACGTATTGTCTTTTCAATGCGCTTGCGTTCCCCCAATGAAATATTTGCCCAACCCTGTAACAGAGTCTTATCTGCATGCAGTGGACGTTTCAATACAATTTCTTCTGCAATACGTCTGGGAGGACGCTTGGTACGCCAAATCTTGCCAATGGTGTTGTCCATGTTTTGAAAACCGAATGACAGTTGGTCACCAATCAGGTCAATAAGTCCAAGCTTACTTGTGCGGAAAGCTTCGTCTTTTGCCTTGTTAATTGATGCTCGTAACTCTCTCTTCAGTTTTCTTTTGCCTGCGACAGTCAAGCTGCTGTCACGTATTATATTATCTGCACGCTTTTCTTGACTTCTGAAAATATCGATTATCTTCAAGTGTAGGGCTTTTTCGTAACGGCGTACATTTGCCGATCTATTTACCCGCTCGTCATAGGCTGCAGTTGAGGCATTGTTCATTTGAAACTCCAGTATTAATCGAAGACTTCATCTTTGCCGTCATCTTTCTCGACAAAATCATCTTGCTTCATTTCCACCTTTGCGCTTTCATCATTATAATCAGAATCCAGCACATCGTTTTGTTTCAATAACATTAACCATGCTGATCTGGGTATCAGTCCCCCTTCATACCATTCTGTTGCCAATCTCAACCAATCTGCACCTAACGGAACAGGGTTAAAATCGTCACTTAGGGAAAAGTCAATATCTGCGTCTGAAAGTTGCAGGCCGCTGTCCCAGTAAACCATAAAGCGAACTATCTTTTCCATTGTGGACGATATCTTGGCATTCAATGAACCGAGTTTAGCTGTCTGTGCTGCGTTACGTATTTCCAGTGCAACGCCTGACTGTGCTGTTTCAGGAGATAACATGCGGATGCCCAGCTTGGCAAGCTCTTCTACCCCTGCTGCAATTGCCCTGTCCATATCTTTCAAAGCATCAGTCGGGGTGTCTAAGACAGACGCGCTGCCACCTTCTGGCAACAGTATCCACCCACCTAAGCCTTGGCTTACAATTGCTTCAAATTGAGCGTCAGTGATATCTGCAGAGATTGTCGGCGTATATGTTGCCGCACCGTAAAGAAGATGGTTGCGACGACTCACTTTATTGTACAGCGAAATTTCTTTGTCTACAATTGTGGCAAGAATAGGCTGAACAATATCAATACTGCCGTTCAAAGGGAATATTGGCAAATACTCTAGCTTTTTACCGTTGACAAGTATTTCTTCAATCGTTTCATGAAGTGTATAGATTTCTTTGTTGAAATTGTGTGACTTTACGCCATTGACAACGGCAACACTGCGAGCCTCAACTTCTTTCCTGAACTTGCGAATACGATAATGGCCTTCATGCAACTCATACACAGAGACTACTTCAATGATATCTGGATGAAATTCGTTGTCGGAAATATCTTCTTCAAAAGTTTTGACAATCACTTGACTCAATACCAGTGAACCATCTGCAGCTTTTGTGGTCTTCCAGTTGATGACGTCTTTTGCACGCCACAATACGGGATACGGGTGGATCTTCTTGCGCTCTTCTCTGCTGAGATTTTCATAATCAGGCACTACAGGATGTTCTATGAAAACCCATGCACGACTTGTGACGATCTCTTCTTCTAAAGCTGTCGAGAGAAATGCAGTTAAAGATGAACCGTCTTGGCCAAAACCATTGAGGAGCCAATCTTTCATGTCTTCTGTTACTGCTGTGTTTGTAAATGACAGTGAAGGTTTCTTTCTGAGCAGCCCTCCCACTATCATTTTTGAAAATTCTGTTGTGATGCCTGGAAATTCTGCTTCCGCTTTATAAAATCTGTATTGCTCCGGACTCATTGAAGGTGAGAACGGTATAAGCAAGTTTGTGAAAGACATCACATCTAAGACTGCATCATAAGTCTTTACTGCACTTTCACCTGTACATGCTGCTTGACATTTCTTCCAAATGGGATACATTGACGCATATTCAGCATTCGGATCTGCGACTGTCTTAGTTTTATCTACTGCATTATGCGCCAACATATTCCTCTCCTTACGCCTTTAAGGCAAGATTAAATTCCGTCAACTCGCCTTTGAATTCTTTGCGAGTGATGCGGTGAGTAGCTGTAACGCCTTCTTCTTCTTTGAAAAGCTCCCAATCACACGGATTGCGCTCATCTGCAGAAAATGTCGCAGCTTTTACCACAGTTTCTTCTGCTTTAGGCTCTGGTACTGCATCTGATTCTTTTTGCGGAACAGTGTCCGTAATTTCTTTGTTGATTTTTGACATAATGTTCTCTCATGTTAGGTCACTTTTCTTTGTCAGAAGGTTTGTTACCTGTTTCTCTTGTAAAGCCATAGCCGCCCATTACCAAGCCAGCTGTGACACCTATACCCAAAAGAGGGTCTGCTCCTACTTTGAAAACAACGGCAACACCCAGTGCGAGCGTGCCGATTGTCCACAGAAGCGCCAGAATAAATCTTCGCGATCTGTATTTTACATCCACATTAACCTCCAGTGCGTTCCAAAGAGCTAACGCGTTCAACAAGCATTTCAAACTCACTTTTGCGAACTCTGCTGCTTGTTGCTGAATGCGTTTCTTTCTCCAAAGAGTTTAATCTGCCATTTAGTAAACTCATGGCATCACGTTTGTT